TCCGACATCTGGAAACGGGTGCGGTGACGGAGCGAGGGATTGGGAGATGAATTGGTCGGAGTGAGAGGATTCGAACCTCCGGCCCCTGCCTCCCGAAGACATAAACAGGGATGATGTTCGCTTCACGTTCACTCTTTCGACCTCATTTATTCACGGTTCTGAGCGTTTCAGATCGGTTCAATCTGTGCCCGGTCACAGTTTCCGCTCAAGGATTTCGAGCGCACGGTCCTGATAGTGCGGGCTGTGGTGATAGTAGACTTTCCGGATCGTCTCGGCCGACGTATCGAAGTAGTCGGCCGCGTCCTCAGCGGTCAGGCCCTTCTGAATCGCCCAAGTGATTGCGGAATGCTTCAGGGTGTGGGGTGTGATGCCATCCAGCCCGGCCCGGTCTCGTGCACTGCTAAAGGACCGTTTGATCGACCCGACGCGCTGGCCCTCCTGTTCCACGGCCCAATTCGCCCCGAGCGCCTTCCACCTGCGACAGTGGGAGAGAAGGCGGCGAGTCAGCCTGATCGGCTTCCGGCGCTTGTTGGTCTCCCGCTCGCCCGCGCCGCGCCGATACATGACGCCCTTGTCCACGTCGATCCATCCGCCTGTCAGGCTCGGGTTGAAGCCAAGACCCAAGATCGCCTCCTTGCGGGTCCCGGTGTAGATCGCGATCAGAATGAACCGCGCGACGTGCTTGCCTTTAGGGCTTCGGTAGGCTGCCCAGATCAGCCGTGCGGCCTCGTCGCGCGTCAGCCAACGGTCGCGGGGCGACGGCTTCGGCGGCAGCGTGACCTTCGCGGGCGTGAGAAGGTAGCCTTCGCGGTGGCAATAGTTGATCGCCGATTGCAGCGCGGCCAACTCCCTTCGGACGGTGCCATCTCCGATGGGCTGCGAGGTTCCGTCCTTGAATCGGCGGACGCGGCTCTTGGCGTAGCGACGGCATGTCTCGCCCTTCACGTCGGCCACGGTGAGCGCGCCCCAGAACGCCACCAGTGCGTCAATGGCATAGCCAATCCGCTCGGGCGCGGCTGTCGTCACGCCATGCTCGCGGCCGTAGATGTCGAGCACTTCGCCGACGCTCATCTGGTCGGCCCGGCGCGTCCCTGCCACGGTGTCCTTACTGGCGATGTAAGCGCTCAGTGCCTTTTCAGCATCGCGGCGGTTTCCAGTGCCGGTCGATAGGTCGGGCCGCCCGGTGTCCCGGATGAGCCAGACTTCCTTGTCTCGCCGCCAGTAGAGGCGCGGTCCCTTGGGTTTTCTCGGCATTTGTCTATCAGCTCCTTCAGCTGGTCGGGGTCAATCCTGACCGCCCTCCCCATCTTCACGAGCATTCCGTGAGCCTGAGCCGCACTCCGAAGGGATTGCTTCGGGACGTTCAGCTTCGCGGCTGCCTCTTCGATGGTCAGGAGCGGTCGCACGTTGTCACTTTCCGTCATGAGCTCGGGTTCCTTCGACACGCTTCTTTGTCAGGAGAGGCGCGGTCCCGAGCCGGGGCAGATCGGTCCTAGAAAGTCCCGTTGAGCCGGACCCGAACGGAGCTGGACGGGTTTCCGGCGGCGGTAACGGCAACGCCGATCTTGGGGTTGTTGCCGGTGTCGTCGTCGGCCGTGGCCAGCGTCGCGGCGTCGTCCCAATAGACCGGATCGCCGACGGCGAGCACATCGGTCGCGGGCTTGGGCATCTCGAAGACGCCAGACGTCACCAGCACGAGATTGTCGCCGACTTCCGCGTCCACAGCGGCGATGCCGAAGAGGCTGCCCACCAGAACGCCGTCGCCGGAGCTGGCGGCGGCGGCGGCCGTCAGGGTGATGTTCTCACCGGGTTGCACAAAGTTCTTCATCTCAGAGTCCTTTCGAGGTTCGGAAGTGGAAGGTGGACGGCGGCCGGTTTCTGAGCGCCGCCAACTCCGAGTCCAGGGCGGCGATTGCCCGGGCCATCTCGGCGTCGGAGCGGTATTCCACTTCCTCGCCGCTCTGGTCCCGGACCCGCCGGATTCCACCCGCACGTGCCTTCAGGAGCGCGTCACGGGCGGCCTGAAGCTCTTCAGCAGACAGGGCCATCAGGAGCCCGCGCCCGCGTTGAAGAACGCCCCGCGCCAGTCGAGCCAGCCAGCCCCGAAGTCGAGCCACGCGCGGAACTTCATGCCCAGCGTGGACCACGCCTCGGTGCGCTGGATTTGCACGCCCTGTGCCGAGCTGAGGTAGCCATACTGAAGCGCCGCCAGCCGCGCCGGATCGGCGAAGATGAACCACGAGTCGTCCGTGATCCGGGGTTCCACCAGAAGCGACAGCTTGCCGGTGAACGGGTTCACGTCGGCCGTGGTGGCGGCATAGATCGAGGCCAGTAGCTTCTCGGCTTGCGTTTCCAGCCCGGGTCCGATCAGCAGGTATCGCGGCACCACGTTGATGAGCGTCGCGCCGTCGAGGCCCTTGAAGCCCCGCATGGCCTTCCGCGCTTCGTCCAGCGTCGTCTCGCTGGGGTTGGCCCCGGCGGATGCGACGTTGCCCCGACTCGAGTGGAAGACTGGCGTCCCGTCGCTGAGGTTCGGGTTGTCCGTCACCAGTGCCACCATGATGTCGGCTTCCGTCTGGGCGGCCGCCTCGCCGAAAGCGGCGGTCATGTCGCCCAGCATCCCCAGATCGTCGTCGATCAGGAGCTTACGGCTCACGGTGATGCCGCGCGCGTAGGTGCTGAGCTGCATCGTCTCGCCATTCTCGGCGCGGCTGGTCGCGGTGACTTCGCCGGACTCGTCCAGCTCTTCCAGACGGCCCATCTCGCCAAGGCGAAGCGCGGTCGCGGTCTTGAAGTTCGAGAGCGTCCGCTGGCGGGCGAGCGACTTCAGCGGCGAAGATGCCGCCTGATAGCTGGCGAGCGCCGTCTTGTTCATGGCGTTCGACACGATCAGCGGGAAGTCGGACGTGGTGTGCTCGGCCGCCCGTGTGAAGACCTCATCCGGCGTCATGCCGCGCGTCGAGACGCCCGCCCGGGTGAGCGAGCCCCTAGCCATGTCGAGCATCGACTCGCCCATGTAGGCCCGGACCTCGGGCTTGGGCTCGCCGCCAGCCATGCGAACGTGCAGCGCCTCGGACTGCCGGTTGCGGATCGCGGCCGGATCGTCGCCCGAGCTGTGGACGCGGATGACCGGTTGCGAGCGGCGCTTGGCTTCAAGCGCGTCAAAGACGGCCGCCTTGGCGGCGGTCATGTCGGCGCTCTGGTCGATGAGCTGGTCCGCCAGCTCAGGGCCGAGCCCGGCCGACCGCACCAGTCCCCGGATGTCGCTTCGGCGCTGTGCCTCGGTCTCATCGGGCGTCGGGGTTTCGATCACTGCTTGGGGCATGGAAGACTCCTCTTGCCTCAGACGGGCGGACGGGTCCGCCGGGTTGGAAGTCAGGGTGACTTCGGTGATGCGCCACGCGGTCGGGCTCTTCACCCTGCCCTGCGGCGTGGATTCTTCGGTCCACCCGGCGACGCGGTATCCGATGGACACCCCCGTCACCGTGCCGTCCGCGATCCGCTGCACAATGGGCGCAGCATCTTCGGCGGCGGTCAGCTCAAGGACGGCGACAACTGAGTCGCCCTCACGAGCGATGGACCGGACCCGCCCCAGCTGGTCGCGCACGGACGCCGTGCGATGCGAGTCGAGGACGGGAAGACCGTTGGCGGCCGACAGGTCGAGCGTGTCGGGCGTCAGGATTTCGAGGAACGAGCCACGGGCGTCTCGGCGCTGCACGGGCGTCTTCGTGGCGACCACGGCCGAGACCGTCCGCGTCTCGGGGTCGAAACTGTTCGGCCGGGTTGCGGCGGCGCGGATCAGGGCGGCGTCAAGCGGCATCGGTGGACTCCTTGGCAGCGGTGAAGGACAGGCCCAGCCCGGTCTCCCGGGCCCGGTCGGCGGCAATCTCGCGGTCCAGATCGTCGGCGTTCCAGCCCTGCTCCTGAATCGCCTGCGTCCGGCTCATCAGCCCGAGCGACAGGGCCTCACGGACGGCCGCCATGTCCTTCGACGGGTCGACCTGCATGTGGCGCGGCATGATCCACTCGGCGCGCAGTTCGGGCGACAGGTCGAGCCGCCCGGCGAGGATTTCCGTCGCCAGCCACCGTCGCCATATCGGGCGCAGGAGCTGGGGCACGAGGACACCGTATTGGGTCTGTTCCACCCGGGCCCGGAACGGGAGGAGCCCGGCCCGGAGTGAGCTGTAGTTTGCGTTGGTCAGGTCACCGGACAGCATGTGCTCGGGCAGGCCCAGAGCGGCTGCCAGCGACAGGAGGTTCATCCTGACGAAGGCAGGGGCGTCTTTCAGTTGCTCCGGTGAGCTGAAGCGCACGTCGGTCCCGCCGGGCAGGACGCGCATTGTGCCCGGTTCAAGGCTCAGGTCGTCGAGCCCGTCGGCGTCCGGGAAGGCTTGGGCGGCTCCACCCATGTTGGTCAGATCGACGACGAAGCCCGCGTGCATAGCCGCGACCTTGGCCGAGACGAGAAGCGCGTCGGCCAGCTGGTCCAACTCGGAGGCAGGCAGGACGGCGGGTGTGAGCCACGGCAGGCCGCGCACCTGACCGGCCCCCACGGGCTGCATGACATGGAGCACGTCGCCCGCGTCGATGCGGACGGATGGGGCATACTCGGTATACATCGCGGACGGATTCTGCGGCAGAACCCAATAGGCCACCCGTCGGCCCTGAGCGTCGAACTCCACTCCGTTGACAATCTCCCGGCCGCCGCCGAGCGAAGCGGTCCTGGACGAGTCCAGATGTTCGGTCGGGGTATGCTGAACTCGCAGCCCCTCGGGATCGTCTCGGAATATGACCAGAGCTTCGCCGTCCACGACAAGGTCCCGGGCCACGCCGTGCTGAAGGCCCCAAAGATCGGTCCGGCCCGCGTGGTCCGCGTCGTCGGCCCACGCCTCGAATGCGCCGCTCGCCAGTTCCCGGGTCGCGGCGTCATCGGCCCGGACATTCGGACGAATGCCGGTCCCGACAAGCGCCGCGCACCAGTTGCCCACGGCATTCGAGATGAACGGGTTGTTTAACGCCAGATACCGGGCACGGGACCGCGACTTCCGGATTGAGGGCGTGGGAGTGGCCGAGCCCAAGGCCCCGGCGCGATCCGGTAGCCGCGTCAATCGAGCGCCGTTCCGATGCAGTTGGGGCGGTGCGATTGAAGAGGTTTAGGCGCGACCAGAGGGACACTAGTTCATCGCCTCCCGTCGGTCCTTGGCGCTGGGGTGCCAACGGTTCAGCGAGTCGGTCAGGTCCACCGCGAAGGTGGCCCGATGATGCCACCCGCCGCCCTGACCATGGCGCGGTAGGACGTATTGATCGTTCTCCGGACGCAGCCGGTCTATGCGGTAGATGCGGCCCTCGAACGCGATGCATCCGAGCTCGGCCTGAAAGAAGCTCAGAACCTCGAACATCCATCCCGTGGCGCCAGCCTCATACTCCGCGATGACATGGGCGGCCGGGCTGCCCTTCGCACCCTCGGGTTTGCCGCCAGACCAGTGCCGGAGCCCAAGGGACGCCGCCGCCATCGGGTCCGCCTTCAGATCGGCTGAGCCCCGAAGGCCATACTCCCGCATCCGAAGGAGAACGTCGGCGATCAGCATGTGGTCGGGTTTCATGAGGAATGCTTTCTTCCCGCGTTCCTCCCGGGCCACCGGCACGAGGTAGCCCGCCTTCAGAAGCTCACGGGTCTGCCCGTAAACGGCGTCACGATCCTGTCCCGGGCAGATCAGGGTGTCGGTGATCTCGGCGCAGTCGATCAGCCCCTTCGGACGATGTGCGACAGTCGGCGGGATGGTCAGCATCGGCATTGCTTTGGTCCTCAGTCAAAGAGAGCTGACGGACAATAACACCGTGACGATTACGGCGTCGAGTCGAAAAATGACGCTAAAACAATAGGATACCTATGGTAGTCAAAGGGGAAAAGGTTGTGCGAGGTGCGTCACCGTGGTAAGTCCGGCGTGCCGGATTCAACAGCCACCGGCGTTGTCAGCAAAAAGGACGGGGGCGGCGGATGGGTTCGCCGCCCCCGTTCACAAGGGGACCTGAGATGAAACACCTACTAGCCGACGTTCAGAACGCGCGCGCCCTCACCGTAGCAATGCTCCGTGCAGCTGCGGAGGATGGGAAGACTATGGGTGAGGCGCTGGTGCTGGCCCAGAGGTTCCTTGAGTATCGAGGCTATCCGGCCCCCGAGGACCCGCTGGCGTTCGCCACAAACGGCCGGACGACGATGTATGATGGGGACCTCTCTGCCCGGTTCGTGGTCAGTCCAAGCGGTGAAGTGATCTAGCCGTTCATGATCTTGCTGCAAGCTAGATGGGCAGGGACACGGTCAGACTTTCCAAATCGTGCTCCAAGCCAACTCTGAAATACGCCGTGTATTATCGAGGATATTTGTCTCCGAAATATCCTCAGCCTCCATAAGATTCAAAGGCAGCTTGTAACCTCGATCGAGGAGGATTTCCCGTTTATGTTTAAAGTCATTGTTCCCCAACTTTCCATTGGTCTCACCGTCAATCAGCATTAAGTTGCCGATTTGACCAATTATGAGCTCATCCTCATCGCTCTTTGCGGCCGACTGAGGCAAGAGATGTTCAATAGTTAGGTCGTCGGTTTCGCCTATGAAGGGCTGGTTCTGGTGAATTGCAACTTTTCTGAGAATGTATTGAACGAGTGACTTCTGCGACGAGTGCTTAGCGGTGTAGATTATCTGCTCGAAACCAACATGAAATTCGGACTCGGAGACCTCTCGATCGCGCAGCTTTTGCAGCAAGTCGGCGATGACTGTTGATGCCTCATTGCTATCCTTGGCTTCGAATATCTGCCTCCCGAACGATGAATACATCCCCGATATGCCGCCGGATGATCGCGAGGAGGTAACGGCGTTAAATGAGAAATGGAACTTCTCAATGCTTGCCAAAGCATTTCGAAGTGTCTTGTATTTGATGGTTCCGTCCTTATACGCTCTGACGAGTGACAAGATGCCAGGGGTTGGCTGGACAACCTTAAAGGTTCTCAGGGCACTAAGAGAGCGCGCCACCTCCTTCTCCTGTTTCGTCCACAAGTAGTCAGTATCGAAGATAGCTCGCCACTGATCGGCGTCTGTTACAAACCTATCGAGATGTGCCTTCGCATTTGGCTTAGTTATCCTCTCCTTTGCCTTCTGGAAAACCTTTGCCTTCGTCACGAAGTCATACCTTGACTGCCATGAGTGCACTATGAAGGTATCGGGATCGAGGACTACCGGCGAGCTCTTGATTGTGTCCAATACTTTACGCCACTTGTGAGTGGCGTGATCGACTTCACTGGTGGGCTTCAAAAACTTGGCAAAGTGATTTCGAAGAAGGTCAACCAACGCTAGGTCTTTGCCTCTAGTATTGAGAGTCTCGAATATCAGGTAGGCATCGTCCTCGTTGTCTAGGGTTACAAGGATCACGTTAAGATCGAAAACAGTGTCCCTGACTTTGGAAAGCCAATCTGTCGCCTCTTTAACGCTATCCTCTTTGGTCTGCTCCTTATTTTCTAAGAACTGCTCGATGCGATTGGAAATACTTGTCGTAAAAATCTCAAATGCCCTTTGGATTGCCTCTTCCTCAGGGCCGATCTTCACATCAATCTCGGAATCGCCACTCTTAAGGACTTCCTCTTGCAGGTAGGGAAAGGACGTCTCAGTTCTGAGGACATACACCGTTCTATTTTCTCTGTCCTTCTGCTCAATATAAGCTTGAAGCCCCTCCGCAAGATCATGTCGATCAAGCTTCTTGAATGCCTCCCGTATCGCACACAAAAGAATCGTAATGGTCGTCAGTCTTTGCTGGCCATCGACAACCGCCAGCGTTGACCTTCCTTCCTTATACACAACCATGGCGCCGATAAAGTAGGACTCGGAAATATTGTCCATCAAGTCAGACCAGAACGCCGCCACATGATCGGGTTCCCAAGAATACTCGCGTTGAAATCTTGGGATAAGAAATATGTTTCCCTTTAGAAGCTCATCGACACGCTTGTCTTGGGATTCAATCTTCATTCTGGGTTCCACATGCTATTCTAACGTCGTTGAGACTACTGTTCGCGTCAACGGTCAGCAACTCCGGAGACACATCGCCTGATTGGTGATGCGGTCTAGTTGTCAAGCCACTTACTCCGCACAACTGTCGCTCGCCTCGATTGTCCCGTCACGCTTGCAACCTCGGCTTCCCTACGGTCCATGTCCAGCCCCACCAGTTGCCGAGCAGCGAAGGCGTAGACGCAGCAATCTAGTGCCTCTACGCGGCGGCCCGGAATGCGCTCGAAGCGTCGGACCGGGTGTCCTCGGGAGTATTTCACTACTCGCCGCTCACCGGTGAGCTGCTCGAACCACGTCGCGTCCAAAGTATCGGAGAACCGGATCGTCCGGCCGGTGCTGAGCCGAGCGTAGAGTTGAGACTTCACGGCGTCGACGCCCACGAGCATGAGCCGGATGCCTCGGGTCCCGGACGGCTGGACCGCCGGGCGCTGGAATCCCGAGACGCCCTTCAGCGCGAAGATGCGTCGCCCGATCCGGGATCGGCAGAAGGAATAGACGGCATCTGTGTGCCCACCGGACCCCGAGTCGACCAGCGCCGCGTCGATCTTTAGGACCCCGCCCAAGGGGTGCCGGAAGTCGCGCTTCAGCAGGTCGTCCATCTCCGCCCAGGACTCGTTATGAAGGGGCGAGCCCCAGACGATCTCATGCCCGAGGACCAGCGCATCGCCGTCCTTGGTCCAGCCGAGCGTCGACATTTCGAGGCGGTCGTCCTGAACGTCGACGCCCGCGCTGAGGATCAGGACTTCTGGTGGAATCCGATCAAGCCCGAATGGCTCCCGGCGGTTGAAGAGCGACGACTCGTCCAGCTCTTCCCCGTCGTCGCGCCACGGCTCGGCCAGCAGCGTCGTGGTGAATGCCTTCAGCGTCTCGGGGTTGCGCTTGGCCTCTAGGAACTCCGCCGCCAGCCGACCCCATGAGGCGTTCGGCAGGAGCGAGATGAGCGCATTCATTCGGTAGCCGTGATGGCCCAGAACATCGGGTCGAGTGATCCGCCAGCCGCCGTCCCTGATCATGCCGGGCTTGTGCCGCTCGTCCACCAGCGCGTCGCAATGCGGGCATCGGAAGGCGGCCGTCTCGGGCTGGCCCGGCTTCCATTCGATATGCTTCCAGAGGACTTCCGTCAGCGCCCCGCAGCTGGGGCAGGCGCACTCATAGACTCGGCCGTCGGACGCTTCATAGGCCCTCAGAACGCGGCTCGTGGCTTCGTCGACGGGTGTGGAGCCCAGCACAATCTTCCGGTCCCCGTAACTCAGCGTGCGGCGCTCTGCGAGCGTCACCGGGTCGCCCTCACCCCCGGCGCTGATCTCGAAGCCGTCCACTTCGTCCAGCAGTAGCACGCGGGCCGTGTGGCCCCGAAGGTTACGCGGGGCCCGGGCCGAGACGAGCTTCAGCGACCCGCCCGGAAAGCGGCGCTGGAAAAGCGTGTCACGGCCGCCGTCGTCGGCCTTCAGGGCGGCCCGCAGAAGGGGCGACTCGGAGAAGGTTGGTTCTATGTTGCCGGTCATCAGGTCGCGGGCGTCTTGCTCGGCCGGGACCACGACAAGGATGGGGCTCGGGTCGTTCACGGCGAAGTGGCCGATGGCGGCGCTCAGGAGCTGCGTGTAGCCGACCCGGACGCTCTTCAGGACGCTCACGCGCTCCACGGCCGGGTCGCCAATGGAGTCGGCGATCTGGCGCTGGTGCGGCCAGAGGCGCATCCGACCGGGCTGGGCCGCAATCGAGCTGGGGAGGAAGACGTTGCGCTCCACCCAATCGCTAAGCGCGATCTTCGCGGGCGGGCGGAGCACTTGCATGGCATCCCGCCGGAGCCGGGCGTAGGGGTCATGCTTCATTGGCGAGAGCCTCCAAGGCCGCCCGGATTTCCTCGTCAAGTGCTTGTGTCGTGGCGCGGTCCAGAGTGCAGCGCCCGGCGACCCTCTGAGGGATCGCGAGAACGGCGGCGCGAAGATCGGTCAGGGTGTTCGCCCATTCGGCCGCGACTCGCTTAGCGTCCAGCAGCTCGCCCCGTGCCCGAGCGTTCGCCAGCTCCACCTTCTCCGCGTTCGCCGCCGCTAGCCGCAGCTTCTCCGCCGCCAGCTCTGCGTCGACCTGCTTCCCCTTCGCCAGTGAGCGGGCGTGGTCGCAGTAAGCGGCGACCGACGCCCGAAGCGGATAGGTCTTCTCGGCCGTCCGGGGAAGAATGCCATCGCGGCCGAGCGCGTGGACTCGGTTCGCCGTCAGCCCCAGCCATTCCGCCAGCTCGACGGCCGCAACGGCGTCGGTGTCCTCCGGCGGAAGGAACTCCTCCCCCACCAGCTCGGCGAAGGCGGCGCGATCCTCAGGGCTCATAGTGCCGTCCCCCACAGGAGGGATATCCCCCACACGAGGGAACGTCCCCCTGAGGGTTTCTCCGATTCCAGATTCTCCTCACAGGGGGAAATCCCGGGGCTCCGCGTCCCCCCGACGGCCATCCCCCAGAGGGACCCACACATTCCCCACACCCGTGAGCCTCCCCTCAGCAGCAGGGCAACTCCTTGACCACGAAGCATCGGCGGGACGGGACACGGGACACCCCTTAAGGGGTGTGTCCCTG